AACTTGCTGGCTATGCAAAAGCATCTGGCAAGAAGATTGGTGGTTGGTGGGTTATCAATAAAGCCAACGGCCAGTTTAAGTACGTAGAAGCTAATGGTGTAGACGTTGATGCTGTTTGCACACAGCTCCTACAAAAAGTAAGGAGGCTAGAGGAGAATAAATTTGAAAGAAACTACACAGCAATAGATGAAACTTTTAGAGGCAAAGCTACAGGAAATAAGGTATTGTCAGATACCTGTAAGTTCTGTGATTTTAAGAGGGATTGTTGGCCCGGTTTAGATACTCGTCCATCTATCCCATCGTCTGCTAGAAATCCAGCAGATGTAGATTATGTATATATAAAGGAAGCAACATGACTAAAGACTATAGAGATATGTCCCTTGATGAACTATTAAATCATGTACAAGACATTAAGGATAAAATTCAGAACCTAAGAGACGACTTAGTGTTGGCTGTAAAGGTGTATGATGAAAAACGATATAGTAATCTACGTTCCTTATTAGAAACACAAAAAGAAAACAGTAAAGCCATTAGAGATGAGATGATTGCTCTAGGAGGTGCCACAAGCAAAATGCTAACCCCATATAGCTTCCGCTATCTGTATGTATGAAGAAGGGCATAGACACGCTAAAAGGCTAGGGTATAGGTCTGGCCTAGAGCTAAAAATATCTGACACCCTTAAGGATGCAGGTATAGATTTTACCTACGAGAAGATTAAAATTCAGTGGGAAGATTTAGCTTACCGAACCTATACCCCAGATTTCGTGTTACCTAACAACATCATAGTCGAAACCAAGGGCAGGTTTGTAGCAGCAGACAGGCGTAAGCACAAGCTTATTAAGTCGCAGCATCCTACCCTTGACATTCGTTTTGTATTCTCTAATAGTAGAGCCCGTATTGCAAAGGGATCAAAGACCACATATGCTATGTGGTGTGAGAATAATGGCTTTCTATATAGTGATGTTAGTATCCCCGATGAGTGGTTAGAGGAACCACCGAAGAGCAGCGTACCAACCTTCGTAACCTTTCCTAATAAAAGGAAAATAAAATGACAACGATACGAGATGTACTCTCCAGTGATGCGTTATACATAAAGATTTTACCCATCTTAGATAATAAGAAGGAGTGGGACGGTGAGATTGATGTATCCTTAGTATGCCCTAACGACATACCTCTTGACGAAGAGGGTAAAGATATCCTATTAAATATGGGGGCTCTCATGTCTGTGTCGCTTCTTTTATATGAAGAAAATCTTGATATAAAAGAGGCAGCAGAAGACATGCTAGCATCCTCAAGTGATGGCACCTACTTATTAGGGGATGACCCTAAGCCTACTAATAGAGTCGTTAGTGCGGAAGGTAACGTCGTAAAAATAAACTTCGGAAAACAATAGTAATGCAAGGGTACTTAGCAATGGCAGAAGAAAACGAACCTATTGATATTATCAATAGCCCACCTCACTATAACACTACGAGCATGGAGACCATCGACTTAATCAAAAACTCTATGACAGAGGCAGAGTTTGAAGGTTATTTAAAAGGCAATGTGTTAAAGTACGTTAGTCGTTATAGGGTTAAGCATAAAGAAGACCCACTAAAAGACCTACTAAAAGCACAGTGGTATCTAAATAAACTATTACTAACAGTAGTAAATTCTATGGAGGAAAAACAATAATGGCATTACCATCTGACTATCAAAACTTTATCGCTCTTTCACGGTATGCTCGCTGGAGAGAAGAAGACCAGCGCCGTGAGACATGGGAAGAGACTATTACACGTTACTTCGATTATCTATTTGACTACATCAAAAAAGAAAAAGGTGTAGATGTCTCTGAATATAGAGAACGTCTGCAAAAGGCTGTTCTAAATTTAGATGTAATGCCTTCTATGAGAGCCGTAATGACTGCCGGTCCAGCATTAGAGCGGTGCCATGTAGGAGCATACAATTGTTCATATGTACCAGTAGATTCTTTACGTGCTTTTGATGAAGCTATGTACATTCTTATGTGCGGAACAGGCGTAGGCTTCTCTGTTGAGCGTGAGAATGTAGATAAGCTACCACTCATTAATGAAGATTTCCATGAAAGCAACACTGTTATCGTCGTAGACGACAGTAAGATCGGATGGTGTAAGGCTCTAAGAGAGTTAATTGCTTGCTTGTACGCTGGCCAGATTCCACAATGGGATGTATCTAACGTCCGCCCCGCTGGGGCTAGGCTTAAAACATTTGGCGGTAGAGCAAGTGGCCCGGAACCCCTAGAGGATTTATTTAACTTTGTGGTATCTAAGATTAAGGGAGCTGCTGGGAGGCGCTTATACCCACTGGAAGCCCACGATATTATGTGCAAGATTGGCGAGATTGTTGTTGTCGGCGGTGTTCGTCGCTCTGCTCTTATCTCTCTGTCTAATCTTAATGATACCGCTATGCGTAAGGCTAAGTCTGGAGAATGGTGGGTCAATGATTCACAAAGATCATTGGCAAACAACTCTGTCTCGTATAAAGATAAACCTTCGATGGAAGTATTTTTTTCTGAGTGGCTTTCTCTCTACGAAAGTAAGTCAGGTGAAAGAGGCATCTTTAATCGTCAAGCGGCGGAGAGACAGGTGGCTAAGAATGGTAGACGATCTAATTATTCGGATGAAGCAAAGACTAAAAAGATAAGGTGGGGTACCAATCCATGCTCAGAGATTATTCTTAGACCTTATCAATTCTGTAATCTATCTGAGGTAGTTGTCCGTGAGGGAGATACTAAAGCAACATTACGTGAGAAGGTTGAGTTAGCTACTATTCTAGGTACTCTTCAATCCTGCCTAACTGACTTTAAGTATCTGCGTTCTATCTGGAGAAAGAACACTGAAGAAGAACGCCTGTTAGGAGTATCTCTGACAGGAATTATGGATAATTCTTATTGCAATGGAAAGAATGGTAAAGAATATCTGGCTAGTATGTTAAGTGATCTTAGGAGTACAGCCGTTGAAGTTAACAAGCAGTTTGCTGCTCTTCTTGGTATTAATCAGTCTGCTGCTATTACGTGTGTCAAGCCTAGCGGTACAGTCTCGCAGCTTGTTGATTCTGCTAGTGGCATTCATGCTCGCCATAATCCTTTCTACATCCGTACAGTAAGGGCGGATAATAAAGACCCTATGACGCAGTTTCTAAAGGACGCAGGTATTCCAGCTGAACCAGACTTTATGCGTCCTGAAAGTGCGACTGTGTTTTCATTCCCCATGCAGTCACCCGCTGCTTCAGTTTGTAGGGATGATATGAATGCTTTAGAGCATCTAGAACTTTGGCTTATTTACCAAGAGCATTGGTGTGAGCATAAGCCTAGTATCACAGTGAGCGTAAAAGAAGATGAGTGGCTTAGTGTTGGCGATTGGGTATTTAAGAATTTTGATGCCATTTCGGGTATTAGTTTTCTGCCTTATTCAGACCATACTTATAAGCAGGCTCCCTACCAAGACATTGATGAAATGGCCTACGCTAATTTGGCCGCGAGAATGCCATCCACTATTAACTGGACGCTTCTGCGAGAATATGAGAGAGAGGATCATACTACAGGCTCTCAAGAACTTGCCTGCACAGCGGGGGTATGCGAAGTCGTAGACATTACGAGTAGGTAACATGCAAGAAGTATTAGTAACACACGAGATGCTGGCTAAAGCCCAAGACAAAGCCATTGAATTGGGCAAGCTAAATAATTCTATAACCTCCGGAGGAGGAAACTTCGCTGGTTTTATAGGAGAACAAATTGCCCTAAGTGTGTTAGGAGGAAGTTGGGATAACTCATATGATTATGATCTTATACTGGAAGATGGGTCATCTGTAGATGTCAAAACAAAACGCACAAGTGTCACACCCCTGCCTGATTATGACTGCTCTGTAGCAGCTTATAACACTAAACAGAAATGTGACGCTTATGCGTTTGTTCGTATCTTAAACGATATGAGTAAAGGTTGGTTCTTAGGCGTTATGTCAAAAGAAGAATACTTTAATAAAGCAAACTTCCTTAGTAAAGGGGATGTTGATACTTCTAATGGCTATATCGTTAAAGCTAGTTGTTATAACATGAAAATTAAGGACTTAAAGGATTCACTATGAAACGCCCATTGCATAAACATAAACGTGACAACGAGATGCCACCGCTCAAGCTTCAATACGAAGCTGGGTACAATGCCTTCACAAACACCAAACAATGGACTAAGAGACTAGACAATGAGACTGTTATCGTCACTTCTTGCCCCTATAAAGCGGACTCTATGCAAGCTAAAGAGTGGCATAGGGGGTACAATGAAGCGTACTTCCAGAATTTGGAGAGGCTCAATGCAACTGAAAAAAGAGGCTGATGAATATATGAATAGCAATGCGATGTCTTTTAAAGAGTATCAAGACTTCTGTAAGACAACGGCTATCTATAGGGCAGAGGTTAGCTTGCTGTACCCTGCTCTTGGCCTCACAGGTGAAGCTGGAGAGGTAGCTAACAAAGTAAAGAAGCTAGTGCGAGATGGTATAGAGAACCTTCCTTATGACTGGAAGGAGCAAATCGCAGCTGAAATTGGCGATGTTCTTTGGTACTGTTCTGCACTAGCTACTGATCTTGGTATTCCACTTAACACCATTGCTAAACAGAATGTAGAGAAACTACAGTCGCGTCTAGAAAGAGGTGTACTTAGTGGCTCTGGAGATAAGCGTTAGAAGGAATAGCTTTTTTCTATAAGCTTACTTAGTTCGTAACCTAAACCATATAGCCCTGAAGATTCTACAGTAGGCCGTGGAGCAAGGAGTAGCAGTTTTTCATAGTCTGCTAGTTTTTCTCCACGGTCTGCTTTTTCTGCAACTGTAAATCTTAATTCTTCTAGTTGTTTATTTACAGCTGCTTTAGTTCTATTGTCTGCCTTCAACCATCTGAATCTAGCAAAAGGCCCAGTGTAGCTATAATTTTTATACAGGAGACGCTTACGTTCAAGCATAGAAACTTCATTTTCATTAGCGTCTGTTATGTCGCCATCTTTTTTGATAATAGCACTAATTTCGTTTTCAATTCCTGTCTTTA